ATTGCGCTTTCATTGTTAACCCAATGAGCATTGCAGTTTACGAGTCACCAAAATTGACTCTTTCAGTCAATGTTGTTGCAACTGGTGAAATTAGCACAATGCTTTATGGTTATTTTGCGACAAAGACACTGGTTTCCGGTGGTCTGCAACGATTTAACCTGACCTGATAAAACCCTAAGCCGCTCACAGGGCTAGGAGGCCCTGGCCCTGTGAGCCTTATCAAAGAAAGGAATGATGATGGCCGCAACTTATGTGACAATGCAAGAATTACGCGATTCACTTGGAATTGGCACGCTATATTCAGATGCCACGGTTGAAGAATGCGCACAAACTGCACAAGACCTCATCAATGCATTTCTTTGGTTTAACACTGCGCCAGTTGTTGCAACCGGGCGTTCAAATAATGTTGCCACCGTAATCATTGCAAATCCCGCACAATTTGTCGTTGGCCAACTGATTACTATTACGGGTTCAGGTTCCGGGTATAACGGCGTTAAAACTATTACAAGCACAAGCCCTTATCCATCATCAGTGAGTGCTCCTTACCTTCCAAGCCGGTGGGTTTATCCCCTTGGATACCAATACATTCAATTTGCAAATGTTGCTGCTGATGATCCAATCCATTTGGTTCAACCTTATGGATTAATGGCCGGCCCTGACGATAAAACCGCGACATATGCTCAAACACCAGCGATTCGCTCAGCAGCAATGATTTTGGCAACAAACATTTGGCAATCCCGACAAGCTACACAAAACGGCGGAATGGGCGTTGATGGTTACGCTCCTAGCCCATTTAGAATGTCAAACACATTAATGGCATCAATTCGCGGCTTGCTTGCGCCGTACCTGAGCCCAGGCGCAATGGTTGGATGAAAGATGCCACCAGTAGCACTAACAACATTACGCACAACGATAGCTCAGGCTTTAGCCAATGCCGGTGTGTGGTCAACCTTCAGCTTCCCGCCGCCAGTAATTCTTGCCAACTCAGTGATAGTTGCGCCCAGTGACCCTTATTTAGTTCCATCAAATAACTCACAAGCTTCAATCTCATGCATGGCAAACTTCAAAATTATTATGACTGTGCCGTATCTAGATAACCAGGGAAATTTGAACGGCATTGAAAGCACGATTGTGGCCGTGTTCAACAAACTGGCTTCATCAACTTTAGTATTCAACATCACCGGTGCTTCAGCTCCTTCAGTGTTGGATGCACCGAGTGGGCCCATGCTTACATCGGATTTTAGTATCACCGTTCTTACCACTTGGTCATAGGAGATAAAATGAGCGAAACAAACGCAGAGAATTTGGCTTGGCTTGTCAAAGTCGGTCAGATCAAGGATACAAAGGCTGCTAAGCCAACGACAACAGAAAACGAGGAATAACACATGGCAATCTATCTAAACAACAATGTTGGCGTGAAACTTGCAACCGCAGCCGCGCCAACAGTTCCATCCATTGACATTTCAAGTTATGTCAGCGCGATTACTTTAACGCAAATCGTAGATGAGCTGGAAGTCACAACAATGGGCGATTCCGCTAGGAAGGTAGTCGGTGGGCTCCAAAACGCAACTTTACAAATCGACTTCTTCAATGACTGGGCAGCATCTCAGGTTATGACGACACTCAATGCGGCATTTGCAACTACATTGGCAGTTTCAATGATTACAGTTAAAGGAACCGCAGTAAGCGCAACAAATCCGACATACCAGTTTTCAATCTTTGTCAACAACTTGACCCCAGTAGGTTCAGGCGGCGTTGGCGATGAAGCTGCATCTTCAATTTCGTTTACAGTAAACACAACAGTCACTGTTTCAACATCAGTGGCATTCTAAGGAGCATAAAAAATGGCACGCTTGAAAATCACCAGGGCCTCAGGGGATGTGATTGTTCCAATCACCCCCGTGGTTGAATATGCGTTTGAAAAATACACAGGCAAGGGGATTCATAAACAATTTCGTGACGAGGAAAAACAGAGTGACATCTATTGGTTAGCGCATAACGCACTTTCCCGTGTAGAGGTCATTCCGCCATTTGGTGAAGAATGGTTGGGAACCTTGATTGCGGTTGAAGTTATGGATGACGAGCCCGAAAAAAAATAGAACGGGCAAGTTTCACCTATCTAGTGGCCTCACTAGCGGTGGAGCTCAAGATAAGCCCTAATGAAGTTTTAGATCTTGATGAAAGAATGTTCAAAGCCGTGCTTCAAGTACTAAATGACAGAGCAAAGGAGAGGGCCCGTGCCGCTAAACATAACAGGCGTTGAACCCACTTTGAAAGCAATGCGCGAGTTTGATAGAGACTTGACTAAGCAAATGAACATTGAAATCAAAGCTGCGATGTTAACAATTCGTGATAAAGCGCGTGGGGATGTGCCCCAGGGATTCCCAACATATCTTTCAGGATGGGAAAAGCGCGGCAAGGTACAGAGCCAAGCCGTGTTTAACACCAGTGGCCGCGTGCGCAAATTTCCTCTTTTTGACACTGCTGAAGTTAAGGCCGGTATTGTCTATCGCCAAGGCAAAAGTATTCAGAACCGTCAAGGCTACCGCGCTCAGTATTATGTGCGCAACAACTCAGCAGCCGGAGCAATTTACGAAACCGCCGGCCGCAAGTCAGGGGCCGATGGTCAGAATTGGGTCGGGCCAAAGGGCAGGGGAGACAATGTCAGCCGTTCGAACAATCCTGATGCGGGTAAATTATTTATTGGCGCGATGGGTTCACTTTACGGAAAAGGATTTGACCGAGGCCGTTTGATATTTAAGGCATGGGAGCAAGATCAAGGCAAGGCCACCTTAGCCGTAACCACTGCCATTGATAAAGCCGTCAAGGTGTTTAATGACACCGGTGGTGCGGGTACTCAATCCGGCTATAAGTTGGCCTCATAATGCCAAATTTGTTAGTCAGCGCAACCACACGCTATGACCCCAAGGGGTTAAACAAAGCCAAGAAGCATATTGTTGGTTTTGATAAAACTATTCAAGACCTTGGGAAAACTTTTGCTGGTGTCTTTTCTGCTCAAAAGATTTTGCAATTTGGTAAAGCTTCTGTCCAGGCATTTGTGGCTGATGATAAAGCCGCGAGAGTCTTATCCCGCACCCTTAGCAATTTGGGCCTTGCATTTGCTGATCCGTCAGTTAAAACTTTTATAGGCGACTTGGAAAAGCAATACGGTGTGCTTGATGATTTTTTGAGGCCGGCTTATCAGAAATTGCTCACCAGTACGGGCGATTTGGTCAAGTCTCAGGATTTGTTAAAAACTGCCCTTGACCTCAGTGCACAGAGTGGGGAAAGCGTTGTTTCAGTCGCAAGCGACCTTGGCCGCGCATATGCAGGAAATACCAAAGGGCTGCAAAAATATGGCTTAGGCTTAACAAAGGCCCAATTGACTGCAATGTCATTTGAAGAAATTTTGCTTAAAATCACAGAAATAAGCAAGGGTCAGGCGGCCATTGCAGCTAACACTTATGCAGGAAAACTAGACAAACTCAATGTTGCAGCCGCTAATGCTTCAGAGACTATTGGCGGCGCGTTGGTTGATGCATTTGCCACAATCGCCGGAGATGGTAATTTAGACAAAGCAATCAGCAAAATTGATTTGCTTTCCCAAGGTATTGCAACGCTTATTTCTCCTTCACGCATGAAGTCACTTTTTGCGAGTGTTGACTTGAAATATGGAATCATTCCAGTTAACAAGCCGGCTCCTAACTACGGGCCCGCTCAACAAAGCCCCGGCGAGCGTGCTGCCGCAGTTGCTTACAACAAAAAATTGGCAGCTCAGAAAAAAGAAGAATTAGCCACACTTGCAGCGAAGAACAAGGCTACGCGAGAAGAAGCTCAAATGAAGAAGGATCAGGCCGCCTTAGACGAGCTTAAGAAGAAGTTTGACTTAGAGCGCATTGGCCTCAATGTGGCTTTGAATCAGGCAACTGATGAGGAAACAAAGGCACGCATCAAGGCTCAAATTGCCATTCTTGATGAGACTGGTAAAAGTGCTCAAGCTGCGAATGATGCTTTGGTCAAGGCCCAAGCGGATAAATTGGAACAAGAAAAGAACGCCGCTAAAGCTTTATCCGATTTGGCTAGCGCAGCCGGGTTAGCAGGCATTGCTCTTTTAAAATATGGCACCGGTATTCCTGGAGTTACATTCAACCCGACTCAAAACATGGACAGAAATTATGACCAAAACTTTTTGACAAATGTCCCGACAAATATCCCAATTCAATCTAATGGTACTCCTGCGCTCATTCCTGGTATTGATTACAACCCGACACAAGCCCTAGACCGCAATGTTGATGCTAAGGCTGCTATTTCCGTTGTTGTCAACACAGGCCCATCCATGGCTGATGAGAATGTAATTGTGGATGCGGTTCAAGCTGCGCTCAATGAAATTGCCCGCCGTGGATATTTGACCACTTATGCAGGGGCGTTGCCAGCATGACAATTCCAACAATCAACGCATTTATTAACTTCAGCACGGGGCCAAGTTTTGCTCAAACAATGATTTTGGATCAGGGCATTTTGGACACTAATGTTTTGGGTGATGCAACCGCAGTCATTGTGGATGTTTCAAATGTAGTTGATTCAATCAACACCAGGCGGGGCCGTAATGCTCAGGCAGACCAATTTCAGACTGGCACACTTTCATTGCGCATTGTTGACCAAAATGGTGATTTCAACCCAATGAATGTAAGCGGGCCTTATTACGGGCTCCTTACTCCGATGCGTAAAGTTCAAATCACTGCCACTTATGGGGCCGTCACTTATCCCGTCTTTAGTGGATTCATAACTTCCTTTTCAACATCAACCCCACAATCTTCCGTGGGCGATGTTGTTTACACTACAATTCAGGCCGTTGACGCTTTTCGATTGGCTCAAAATGCTCAGATTTCAACCGTGGCGGGAACAAGTGCTGGACAATTGACGGGCGCAAGAATCAATAATTTGTTGGACGCCATATCGTGGCCAAATTCGATGAGGGATGTGGATCCGGGGCTGACCACGGTGCAGGTTGATCCAGGCACGGCTCGCACCGCGCTTGCAGCTTGTCAGACAATTGAAACTACGGAATACGGTGCTTTTTATGTTGATGCATCAGGTTCATTTGTTTTCCAAGATAGAAATTTGACGGCTTCAAGTGTGGCAGCCACACCGGTTGTGTTTAATGACAACGGCACGGCAATTGATTACTTCAACGCGGTTTGGGTAACAAATGACACCCTTGTTTACAATGAAGCAAACATCACTGCCACAGGTTTGGCCACTCAAACTGCATCAGATGCGGCAAGCATAACTAAGTATTTCTTGCACTCTTACAATCAACAAAACTTGCTTATGCAAGATACTGCCACGGCTCTAAATTACGCCCGCGCTTATGTCGCTTCAAGAGCTGAAACAAGCGTGAGATGCGATGAAATCCAATTGGATCTATACACGGCAAATTATAATGCCGGCATAATCGCAGCGCTTGACCTTGATTACTTTGACCCAGTAACAATCACAACCAATCAACCAGGTGGAACAACATTGACCAAGACTCTTCAAGTTTTTGGCAAATCAATGGAAATCACACCAAATTCTTGGCGGGTCAAAATGACGACACTTGAAGCCATCATTGATGGTTTGATACTAGACAGCGCAATTTATGGAATACTTGACACAAGCGTGTTGAGTTACTGAGGAGGATAAATGTCAACTAAACAGACTTTCACAACGGGGCAGGTTTTAACGGCTGCGCAAATGACAACTTTGCAATCAGCCGCTTTCCAAGAATCGACCTACACCGCCAAAACTGCCTCATATACCTTTGCATCAGGCGATGAAGGCAACATATTTAGCATGAATAATGCTGCAACTCAGCAATTTAACATTCCAACAGATGCAACTTTTAATTTCGCAGTAGGAACAGAAATCAATGTATTTTGGATTACTGGTGCAGGTCAGCCAACTATTGGCGCGGTAACACCAGGCACAACCACAGTGATTTCAACAGGTGCAACAAGTGCCACACCTAAATTGCGTGTGGCTAACTCAGGCGCAACTTGTAAAAAACTAGCTGCTAATTCTTGGATTGTTTTTGGAGATGTCACCTGATGACTCCGATGCTAGGAATAATGTCAAGTATGGGCAGAGCAAGAGGCACTTCAAGTGTCGATTATCTTGTTGTTGCTGGCGGCGGTGGTGGTGGTCGTTCAGATGGTGCAGGTGCTGGCGGCGGTGGTGCAGGTGGCTTTGAAACTGCTACATCGTTCTCAGTTGCAGGCTCTTTTACAGTAACAGTTGGTGCAGGCGGTACTGGTGGAACATCGGCAGCCTCTCCAACAATCGGTAGCGATTCCGTGTTAAGTTCTATTACCTCAACAGGCGGCGGAAAAGGTGGACATCGCACAGGCGGCGGATCATTTCAAGCCGCAGGAGTAGGCGGGTCAGGCGGCGGTGGCTCAGGTGAAGTACAGACAACAGGCGCGGCCGGTACTTCAGGAGAAGGTTCAGCAGGCGGTAATGGTGCGCCAACGGGCACGGGTAATGTCGGCGGTGGTGGTGGTGGTGGTAAAAATGCAGTTGGTGCTGGCGGCACTACTACAAATGGTGGTAATGGTGGTAATGGCCTTTCTAGCAGTTATAGCGGATCATCAGTCACATATGCAGGCGGTGGTGGTGGTGGTATTTATGCAAACCCTGGAGGTACAGGAACACCGGGAACAGGCGGCTCAGGCGGCGGTGGTAATGGTGGTGCTAATACTCCAACTGCGGGCTCCGCAGGTTCAGTCAACACTGGCGGCGGCGGCGGTGCTGGAAGTTCAGCAGCTAGCAATCAACGAGACGGTGGCTCAGGTGGCAGTGGCATAGTCATTTTAAGATACGCAGATACTTTCCCGGCATTAACATCTATCGGCGGTGGTTTAACTTATACAACAACGACATCGGGCGGGTATCGCATTTATCAATTTACCGCTGGAACAGGTACGGTGACAATCTGATGGCTCACTACGCATTTTTAGATGAAAACAACATTGTCACAGAGGTTATAACTGGTATTGACGAAACAGAAACTATTGAAGGTTTAGACCCTGAAACCTGGTATGGCAATTTTAGAGGCCAAACCTGTAAGCGTACTAGCTACAATAACAACATCAGATTTAATTATGCAGGTATTGGATATTCATATGATGAAAACAGAGATGCTTTTATTGCACCAAAACCTTTTACATCGTGGCAACTTAATGAATCAACTTGTCAATGGGAAGCACCTACGCCTATGCCTATAAATGACAAGAATTATGAATGGGATGAGGTAACAGGGGCTTGGTGTGTTGCAGAGTCATAACGGCTGGCCCGCATCTAAAGACCAGGCTGAGATAGGGATAAAGTCTTATCCAGTACCAGGCACGACAATCAAAATGCGTTGTGCGGAGGCGGTTGCACCCTTGCTCATTGGTTTAGCTGCTGAGTTTCATGAGCTGATTGAACCCCTTGATGTGGGTTCACTTGATGATTGGGGATACTGTTACAGGCCAATCCGTGGAGAAACTACAAAACTCAGCAATCACTCATCGGGCACGGCTTTAGATCTAAACGCCTCCAAGCATCCCTTGGGGCAGAGCAATACTTTTGACCCGTTAAAGGTTCCGATGATTCGGGCCCTTGCTCATAAATACGGATGCATTTGGGGCGGTGACTACAAACACCGGAAAGACGAAATGCATTTTGAAATCGCTATTAGTGCAGCCAAAGCGGAGGCATTAATTAAGAAAATACAAGGAGAAAACAAATGAACCCACAATTCAAAGCGGCGGCCTTGTCGTATCTCAGAGCTTCAGTAGCTTCAGTAGCAGCTTTATATCTATCCGGCATCACTGATCCAAAGGTATTGGCGAACGCACTGATTGCAGGCTTTATTGCCCCAATTTTGCGTGCCGTTGACCCTAAGGATTCAGCTATAACAATCGGCAAGAAGTAAGATGAACATCCAGGCATGGGTCGCCGTTATCGTAGGCGTAATGGCGATTCTGTCTGGACTATATGCGGCAGTCCGGTTCATTGTGCGTTCAATCATGGCCGAGATAGGGCCCAAGGCCAACGGTCATAGCCTAAAGGAGCAGGTCAACAGGCTGGAAGCACGCCTAGACCACATTTACACCATCCTTTTGGAGCGTTAGACACGCCGAACGGTGTTGATGTTGTGCATCTCGTCCATATCGTCTATATTTGGTTTATCGCAACTAGGCGATATAGACGAAGGGCCTCACATGTCAAGAATGGCAGATTTATACATAGAAATTAGTGACCAGTTAAGCAAACAATCCAAGGCGTTTCAAGCTGCGGCTGACTGCATGTGCGATACATGCGAGCAATACACAATCAAAGAGATTGATGCCCAATTTAAGAAAATGGGCCAGTCATGAAAATAATCTTAGAGCTCACAAAAAATGATTTTGAACACTTGACCACTACTTCAATGCAGTGGGGCAAGGATTGGGAAAAGAAGGTCATGCGCTTTGAGCCGGTCATTCATGACACTGAAATTTCATTTGCCTGGGGCTACGCCCATTGGGTTGATACATATTCTGATTACATCATAGCTTCAGCATTCCTGAAATCTATTGCTGAACCTCATGAAGCTGCATTTGATATTGGAACGGGCGAAGTTGTCATTCTGACTGATTACGCTGGATCGTGGGAAATCATATGAGCATCCTAGAACCGGAGTATTTGAGCACAACGGAGATGGCACACATCTTGGAAATTACTCCAAGCACATTGCGCCGGTTAGTACGCGAGCGCAAGATTGAGGCATATAAACCCCTTGGCGGTCATTACCGTTTTGATATGGATAAGACAATTCAAACCTTTTGGAGAATGGAAAGCGAGGATTCAAAGTGATTGATTTCATTTCAACATTATCTGATGCTGGCATTTTTGTTGGGTCAGTGATTGTTCTTGGATTGCCAATGATTGCCGGATTCTTGCTTGGCAAGGAAATTGGCCTAGATCAGGGCCACCGTGCCGGTTTCGATTTAGGAAAGGCGGTGGGCAAGCGTGAAGCCGCCAACAGTCAGCGATAACTCAGTCATCATTGCACGCAACGCTAAACGCACATCAGTAGATGCAGCAATGCGCAAATATCCGGAAACCGGGTCATTGCGCCTGAGGATTTATGAGCTGCTGGTTCGTGCTGGATTGCGTGGAGTAACCGATTATGAAATTGAGGCCATTTTGTCCATTCCGGGCAATTCGGTCAGGCCCTTGCGTAAGTCCTTGGAAACTCAAGGCTTCATCATTGATTCCGGGCTTACTAGAAAAAACCAAAACGGCAATGAATGCACCATTTGGCGTGCAGTAGATGAAGGGATGATGTTATGAGCTTCAACATGGATGATTATGTGGATGTGGCAGAAAGAATGCGCAAGATAAAAGAGATATTTCCTGAAGGCGTGTTTAGACCCGCAAACCCAAATGAGCCTTTTAAGGTTGTTGAGATTGGTGGGCTTACCTACATTGCCTACACTGCCGCGTTTTATCGTGACCCGTTTGATCCATGCCCTGCGATTGCATGTGCTTGGGAAGAAGTGCCGGGGCGCACACCATACACAAAGGGCAGTGAGCTGATGAATGCTGAGACAAGTGCCTGGGGTCGTTGTGCCATTGCAGTTGGATTAGCTTCAAAAAAGATTGCCAGTGCCGATGAAATCAAAGCACGCCAAGAAGTACCTAAAGCAACGGTCACAAAGATAAAAGAAACGCAACAAGAACAACATGATCCGTGGGCGACACCGCCAACACCGGCTGAAGCTTTTGATGCCTGGCACTGCAAGCATGGAGATAGAACAGTGCTTGAGGGTGAAAAAAATGGCCGTGCCTATTACGGCATGCGCTGCACAAACTATGTGGTCAAGGAGCAATGCGAACCGATTTGGTTTGCCTTGAACAGTGAGGGCAAGTGGGTTCCAAAGATTGCTGCGGTGAAATGATGGGATGGGCAGCCATTATTCCAAGTGAAATATGCTCAATATGCGGTGAGCGTAGGGAGTTGGCAACCGGGCGATGGCGTTATGACCCACGCGTTGACAGGCGTTGGGCATGTTGGGAGTGCAAATGAGCCTTGAATTTGAGTGCCGTAGATGCAAGAAAATAACTAAGCAAATTGAGCGCATCATTACCGACAACCTGCCGGATCATGTGAAAGTATTGCAATGCACCCGGTGTGGCAACATGGGTGTCTGTCTATTGGAGGCTCAATCATGACCCAACGCAAGCTGATTCGCATTCTTGTCATTGTTCAATGCATCCTGGGCATATTGATGATTTGGTTTGCCACTCATTAGTCATCCACAGGTGTTATCCACAGGCCTCAATAACTGTGGGAAACGCCCAAGATTCACGCTGTTACTAGACATAATGGATACGATGCATAGCGCACGGCAGGGCCCGTTAGGGATAGCCCGGCGGTGTGTTGTGCATCTATTGGCAGGGCTATGTCTATTGCTTGGCAGCCCTGGAGCAAGTGCAACAGATATAAAAACAATCCAGTCATATGCAGGTTCATTGCTCACACCTTTAGAATTCTCATCAGCTTTAGTCTTATGGCAGAAGGAAAGCAATTGGGATATTAGAGCTCATAACGGGTCGCATCATGGTTTATGTCAAGGCCGCAGCAAATACATGGCCAAAGCTAATTACAAACAACAGGTGCAATGGTGTATTGCTTATGCTTACAATAGGTATGGATCCATGACACTGGCCTTAGAACATTGGAGATTACACAAATGGCATTAAGACATAAGAACAACACTTCAGAGTTTAAGAAGCAACGGCTCAAAGTCCTAGCAAGGGATAACAGGGTGTGCCAATACTGCGGTGCTGAAGATGCAAACCATGTTGACCATGTGGTTCCCAAGGTTGCCGGCGGTGGAGACGAGCTTGATAACCTTTTGACCAGCTGCAAAAAATGTAACCTCCTTAAAGGTAGGAAGTCTTTGGCCTTTTTTTTAGGCTCAACTTCTGCCCCCACTGTCTCTCCCGACCTTCTCTCTCCGGTTCGAGCCGGTTCGAGTCTTGTTGGGCCCTTTGAAGGTCAGGCAAGGCCATCGTGGAACTAGTCACAGACAATGTAAAACCCGCCAAGGTGGGGATAAAGAAAAAGAAGCTTGTGGGAGCAGTGAAACCACGGATCATGAGCATTCCGCTCAAAGGAAAATCCAGGGGCGAAGAATTTGCGGAGTTTGCGGAAAAATGTGGGTATCCATTATTTCCCTGGCAGAAATTTATTGCCAATGACTTTCTAACCGTGGATGAAACTGGGGCGTTTAAGCGCAAGACCGTTGCCGTGATTCTAAGCCGTCAGAATGGCAAAACCATGCTTATTGCCTTGCGCATCCTCTTTGGCTTGTTTGTGTTGGAAGAAAAGTCGGTTGTGGCAATGTCGTCTAAGCGAGGCATGGCCGAGGATACATTCCGCAAGGTGTGCTCAATCATTGAGGCCAATGAATTCTTGAGAAGCCAAGTCAAGCTGAACCGTGGTGAGGTTGGCTACCGTGGCAACGGCAAGGAGCACTTAGATCTACTTAATGGAGCGCGTTATGAAATCGTGGCCGGAACCAGTGACGGCGCACGCGGCAAATCTGCCAATCTCCTATTTGTGGATGAGCTGCGTTACATCAGTGAAGAAGCTTGGGCAGCAGCTAAGCCAATCACCATTGCAATGGGTAACAAAGCGCAAACCTATGTTTGCAGCAACGCCGGTGATGCATTTAGCCATGTGCTTAATGATTTGAGAGATAAGGCCCTTTCCTATCCATCACCGACTTTAGGCTGGTATGAATACTCAGCACCTCAACATGCAAAACCGACTGACCGCTCAGCCTGGGCCGCTTCAAATCCAAGCCTTGGAATAACAATCACTGAATCGGGCCTGGAAGAAGCTTTGTCAGTAATGCCTATGGAAAAATTTTTGCCTGAGCACATGTGCATGTGGGTTTCATCCCTTAGCAGCCCTTGGCCAATCGGATCATGGGAGGCTTGCGCTGATAGTAACCTTTCGTTACCAATTGGGCCTGACACATTTATGGCCTTTGATGTGGCAATATCAAAACGCACCGCAACCCTGGTTGCTGGTCAATATCTGCCCAATGGCAAGATTGGGGTGGGCATCATGGATCAATGGCGTTCTGACACGGCAGTTGATGAGCTGCAAATAGCAGCAGACATCAAAACCAAATGGGTGGACAAGTATTTTCCGCGCATGATTATGTTTGACCACTACTCGACGGCGAGCATTGCCGCACGATTGGCAGCAAGTGGTTGCAGGATGGTTGATGTGTCGGGCACGGCGTTTTACCAGGCATCAGGGGATTTCTTGGATGCCATCGTTAACAATCGCATTGTGCACATGGGCCAAGAATCTCTCGATACGCAAATGAACGCATGTGCGGCTAAGACCAATGACAGTGGATGGAGAATCGTGAGAAGGG